TTAAAAATACTCATGTCTAGAATGGTAAGTCATCTTTGGGGTTGCCGTTTGCATCCACTTCTGGAGGAAACTGTGGTGACATCGATGTTTGTTGGCTTATTGGTTGCTGCTGTGTCTGTGAAGCTGGCTGGATTGCCGGTTGGTGTGCCTGCCGCCTTGCTTCAAGTTTGTAGCATCTAATTGAAGTCATACGTCTAAGCTCGCCATCTTGGTTAGTCCAGGATCTACCTTGTAAAGCAAAAGAAACTGTTATAATATCGCCAATCTTGAACTGGTCCAATTCGGCGCATTTGTCACCTGAAACCTCTAGTGGCAGGATGTTTTCATACTCGCTGCGCTCGCCTGTATATGGATCATAGGTCGTTGCATCCAGCAGGAACTCACGCTTAAGAAATGGGCTGCCGCCGTTTTTGGAAGGTATCTGGATAATCTGGCTTATTCCAATTATACGCCCTGTAATCTGGTTACTCATCTTCAGCAAAAATTTTCTTGTCTGTTATCAAATCTCTGTTATCGTTCAAGAACCTGATAAACTCCTCGCAATGATCAGTAATAATAGGTATGTCACGTTCTGGTACAAATGTGTAGCTTTCTGTATAAGTGGATTTGAAGTCTGTGATGTTATACTCAAACGACCTGACATCATTACCATTCTGCATAAGACAGTACGGATAAATCATGTGCTGCCAGTGATCCTTGAACTTACCGACATAGTAACTGCCTGTTGTCTTTATATCGTGGACTGACATCGGTAAAAGTTCGTCTATGTAACCATATAGAAGTACATTACCAAAACACGTTGGCAAAATTGCCTCTACTCGTTGCTGAGTTAATGCGCCTTTATAATAGTCTGCGAACTCACGGCATAGAGAAATTGGAAAATCAAATTGACGGTTCTTATAGGTGACTCTTAGTCCGATTATGGCCTGTCTGCCATCCTGCATGTCTGATAGTAGTCTTTCTACCTGAACCTTTTCTGATTTCCGATTTTCAATCATGCAGTCGACCACCTCATTGAAAGCCGTCCCCTTATCAGCTGCTTCGCTGTCGAACGGGACACGGTTTATCGTATCTATCAGGCGTTGGAACTGTAGATCTTTAAATTCGTCTGGGGTATGTGGGGGATTCTCACTGAATCCCCAATATTTGCCCCATACCACATCGCTTTTCAGATATCCGGTAAAGGTATCGAGAAGCGTTGCATAGAATTTGAATTTAGGCTGCTTTGTCTGCATAAGTCTTAGTTTCTTTATCGAATATAAGCCCAAGGGCATTTACCTTTGCAGAGAAAAGACGTCTTGCCATACTTAGAGAACTTCCAACATGTTCGAAGTTGTTTATCCTCGAAGCAAAGTCGTTGGCAGACTGTGCGTCCGTTATCATTTCTATATTATCTTTTATCTCTTCAATGACTTTGTCGTAGCGTGCACGCTCTTCTTTTTTAACCTGCAGCATGTTGAGATAAGGCATGATGACTTTTGTGCTTATAAAATCATTCTTTGCAGTCGGGTTGCCGTTTTTGTCTAGAATGCTTGGCACAAACATTACGCCCGGCAGGTTACAGGTGTTCTTGCCGTCGTTGCGTGATGTCGGATCGAACGTGACAGTACGTTTTTGTACACCGTTCTCGTTGCGCATCTCAAGATATCCGAGCAAGTCAAGTTCTGTAACGATTGAGTTGTATGATTTTTCACGCAAGGCAGGGATAAATACAGTGTCGTCTCCATCTTTTCTCGTGTCTCTGTGAGCTACAAATACCACGTTTTTGTTGAGCGACGAAAGCGTGCGTGTCATCCAAGAAAATTCGGCGTTGATGCCACCCCAGTCCCTGATTTGTGGCTGGCGTGTACCGCATTTATAGGTGATGATAAAATCCATCATCTTGCCGATTGTATCTACCACGATAGTCTGGTATGTAGATAAGTCTTCTTGCAATACCTGCTGGACATCCTGCCATGAACTTACCTGAACGATGTCAATACCATCCAAGTGAGCCATATTTACACGCTTCACACCATTGTCAAAGTCGAGTAGCAATGGTTTTGGTGCGCTTAATGCTACTGTCGTATTGTGTGTTACAATATAATTATCTGTTACATACAATTGATCTTCATTAGACACTTTTATGCAAACGCACTCACAATCATCAACACGGGTAGCATCAATAATGTATCTCGACACTTTTGCCTCGTTCCATTGAGCGGCTTTTCTTCTCAAAGAAAATGGACATATTTTAATTCTCATGCTTACTCTGTACTCGTCACTTTTATCCTCTCTTTCGTAGACATGAACATTGGCAATTCCACCAAGAGAGTTTACAAGCTCTACTACATCGTAGGCCAATATTTTACTGCTGGTTGAAAAATAAATCCTGTTCTTGCAGGCAAAGCCATCGGTATCCATTAAGCCACGCAATAAAGAAAGACGTTGGTTCTTGCTTCCGTATTTATAAATATCAGGGATAAATTTATCACCTGACTTTACATCCAGTCCCAAACGCTTTAAACGCTGAATGTAGCCTTCTCCATCTCCTTTGCGTACAATACCATACTGAGGACAATTTGGAGCATCGTTCTTTTTTAACTCATATTCGCATGGCAATACGTCTTTTACCGTTTCTGCGATTTGGTTGTCCATATCAGGATTTGAAAATAATGCAACGTTTCCGGTCAAAGAACCATCGCCGATAAGAACACCAAGAATGTAAGGACTGACTTCATATTCACGTTCTGGAAATTCCATAGCATCTGCCACTGGGATTTCAAACCGTGGCATCGCCTTTCTTCCGGTACGTTCCTCTCTTGGAGTCTGTTTACAGACAATTCCTTTTGATAACATTTCTTTTAAAGTCAGATTCTTAAAACCTGCTTTTCTACTGTTACCTGAACTGGCACGAACATTCCAAATATGTTCTTCATCACAATAAGTAATAGCCCCATCATTTGTTGTTACTTTATAGACAGGCCGAACACCTTGCGGATATACACCGATAACTTCTTGAATTTTTCCATTCTTACCCATTACCTTATCGCCGATTGAAATATCAGCAAGTTTTTTGTACCCATGTGGGGTTAATACCTGACAATACAAAGGTTGGGCTTTTCCCATACCAGCTTGACCGTATATCATCATTTTTACTGTTGATGGGATTACTAATTCGTTTGATTTCTTAATAAGTGACATAATCCAAAAAATTAAATTGTTAATAGTATTTCTTTTGTTTCTTGTTCAATTCTGGTCTGGTCTATATATGGCATCTTGCCATTGTCATCAAGAGTGCATAATTCGACATCAATTATACGGCAATCAGAATTAGTCGGGATAAATCCGCCTGTGCCATTATAATAGTCGTCCTCTGTGTACCCGTCGACAGTCACATCAACTGTCAATATCAGCGTCTCGTCTTTCTTTTCGACTGACACTGCTGATATTCCGGCATTAGCGCAATCGGCACATTTGCGTGCCAAATCTGCGTAGTCGCGTTCGTAAAGTTTCATAATAAAATCTTATACCATATTTTATACAAGCTCTTGCCGTATTCGGCTGAGAACCATAGAAAAGCTACTGCTAAGGCAGTGGCATCGCCTGTATGGCAGGCATAAATAAATGCTATAATGTTTACAGCTAAAACCATCTTTTTCATATATTGATTATTTTGATTATTCTACAAGATCCTGCCGCGTCATCACGACGTAGCAGGCTAAGAAAAATATTCAGTTCTCAAGTAATTCTTAATAACTGACTGTTATGTATTTCATCTTGTCGTGGCCGAGAGAGGACTCGAACCTCTAACCTCGCGGACCATTCCGCGGCTCTACACTTTGAGCTACCCGGCCTTTGCATGAACTTCACAGTGGATGCAGTCAAGAAAAATGATAAAAACTAGAAACTTATAAAATTGGTACCCTGTGCCCGGTTCTACCGCAGTCTCAATGGACAGCACAAGGTTATTGTAAAAGATAAAGCATCAGCCGAAATGGTCGCCCAAACCATGCCCTTTATAACCTTTTCCTTTAGGATGGACATATTGCGTAGCATTTAGCTAAATCTTAGGTCTTCAGAAATTCACGGCATTATTGCCGTAAACACATAACTGGTAAACTCATTAGTTACATGACACTTATTTTTTCATGCATGTCCAGTCATGATTTAAATTTTTGCGCTTTGTTACCGATTATATTTTTAGCCCTACTTGCGTCCTCGCATACGGCTATAGATTGTTAGTCTTGCCGTCTGCTTCGCTTTCGTATTTTTCAACATGTCAAAGAACGCCTGTCACGTGTGGTGCCGCCGCTCTCGCTGCGTGATGCGAGCCTTCAGCTCTCCCGGCACCTTCAATGCTAGCAGTTGTCCATCCACTCACGAAGCGCGCTTTCTTTGAAAACATGTCGCTTGCCCTGCTTAACATGAGGTATTTCTGTTACCTTCTTATATAGCGTGTTCAGCGGCATGCCGAGCAGCTTGGCGGCTTCTTTGGCGTTCAGATACCGCTCAGGTGTAATCATTTGCGGCTTGAATCCGTTCTTTTCAAATAACTTGAACAGTTCTTCTGCTATCATGCGCGCTTCAGTTCTCGTCATATCACATACAAATTGAAATTAAATTGGCTTTCTTAAAGCATCTGTATTCTTGTCTTTCAGTGTCGAAGTAAACCTGAACGGTGTCGTTTCTCTTTCTGTTGTCACCGCTTGTGGCTGGTATCAGGTTTTCTTTCAGTGTGCCGTATGCCTCACGTATAGAACCGTCAACTTTCTGAAAGTAGAACTTCACGATTCTCTGTTTCATTGCTGCCTTCAGCTTCATGTTGGCCCAGGCCACCTTTAATGCTTCACTCATTGTAAAGCCATTTCGCTTTACGAACTGCCATGCAAGGCTCATAATATCGTGTAATACATTTCTTTTCATAATCGTGCTTTTTGATGTTAAAACTCTTTTACATAACCTTTCTCATAAGCCGTTTTGCGTATATGTTCAGCCAGCTCTGTGTCTGTTACATAGTTTAGAGCAAACTTCACTGTGTTAGGTG